TGAGCCGTGTTACCACGGCGACCACGGGGTTGCAAGGCTCCGCCACTAATGGCTTTACCACCAGCAAGATTTTTTACGACATCAGGCATCTAAGATGACCTTAAACTGTTGTTATACGGTTAACATACCCATAAACAACGATACTGGTGTTGGTTGCGGCATAAGCCGTAATCAACTTAGGTGTAGCGTTACCCGAAAGCAACAAACCAGCAACAATAAGGTACAAACCGTTTTCAGCCTTAACTGTGTATTCAATTTCGTTTGTTCCAGCAGTTACACCACCATATTGAATGGTGAGTTTGCGGTCAGTGCTGTCATAGTTCACTGCATATAACCAAACTTCATCAATAACTGATGTGTTGGATGAGCCAGTGTGAATTGTTGGACCTGCCACACCAGACGAACCTGAGTTAATCAGAAGTCCAAGACCGTTGCCTGTGCCGCTTAGGGGTATTTTGCTAAATGTTGTTGCCATAATAGTATTCCTTTTGTTCCCTTACCAAATTAAAGTATAAATTTCCTGTTCAACCGTATCATAACGGTCAAAAACCCGTAACTCCAACCATTCGTCACTATCCGTGACATCAAATGTCACAAAATCGTACACATCAACAAAATAGTTGTTTGCTAAATCTCCTAGAGTTGTTCCAGTTGTACCTTCCGAAACAAAAAACTGTGTTTTAAGAGTGCCGTTATATTGCAAACCCTTGTCAGACCAGAAAGCGTACAACAAGTCACCAAGGGTTTGCCCTGCTGACGGATACGACTTTGAAAGAGCCTCAAACATCGCATCATTAGTTGTTGTCATAATCTCTCATCTTCCTAGGTTCACCCTCACAGCATGAATCCTTAAAGCCACACTCAGGGCAACGCCATCTGGTCGCAACAGGAGGATACTCACACCCACAAGTCGGACATTCTATCGTTGAACCCACTATTGTGCTTTTAGTTCCTTACGGGACTCAACCTCAGATTGAGCGACTGACGCTATGAGGCTGTCTAGTTCGGCATCGGTGATTTCTGATGGTTTGCTGGAGTGTTCTACATGGACTTGGGTTGGGGCTAGACGGTTGGTTGCTTGCAAATACAGTTTGGCGGAGTTGTTGTCGCCAGCCAAGGCACGCTCATAAAGATTATCTAATAGTTTTTGGGTTCGTTCTGGGGATTGTTGGAGTTCGGATACTCGTTTTTCCCATTCCATTTTGAACGCTGGTTTCTTTTTCCATCTGCGTAAAGTTGTTTCATCTACACCTTCTAGGATGGCATATTTTTCTTGTGAGGATGGTACACGGTTTGGTGGTGGGACCATCAGCCAGTTCAAAAACTTTTCTTGCCGTGGGTCTAAGATGTTGTCCATGCTATTAGATGGAATGTTCCCAACTTGTATTGAACTTGTCTAGGGAACACAGGGAACAAGGGTGGGGGGAACCTACGGAGGGGGGTAGGATAAATAGGTACACTGAGCCTACTGGCGAAGTGTACAATAGTGAAGGTAAGGATAAAACCATCTGTAAGATGGTTTTGCTAATTGTTGTTTTAGCATGGACAAAAGGGCTTATGGGAACATTATTGGTAATTGTAGGAACAGCGTTTGCTACCTTGTTTGGTATAGCATTGTTTTTGAGAGCATTTTTCAAAACTTTAGAAAGTTTTGATTACGATATTGAATACGAAATGGACAAATATTATGAAACCAAAAGACGCTAGCCCACCAACAAAAGACCCTGAGGTGATTCAGGGCGCACGCATGTATCTACGGGACAATGTTATGCCATCAATCCGCAAACAAAGTCTATCTAGAGAATATAAGAGTCCAAAACGGTTTGTTAAGGCTATGATGGACACAATCACCGAGGGTGATATATCACAGAAGTTCTCTGATGGTGACTGGCAGCCAGTAGCGGAAAACATGTTGATGCAACTATGGCAGAACCAAAATAAAATGCGGGTTAAGCGACCATAATGGCTAGCAAAAAACGCCGTCAACCAGTAGTACCTGACAGATATGATGACGCTTTAATACGAGCAATCAAAAAAGCAATCTGGCTTCCTGAAGGCAACGACAAAACCGTATACCGTTCTGACCTTGCACCATTAAAACCAGAAAAACTAAAACCATTCAAATCAGAATACAACAAATATCGTCCAATGAACCCATGGGACCCAAATTTGCCACCAGAAGTAAAAAGAATGTATACCACTAAAGCAAAGAAAAACAAACGCAAAGGCATGACTGCATAATGGCTAGCAAAAAACAAACCAAAAAAGTCGGCAAAGTAATGCACGAATACAAAGTCGGCACACTAAAATCATCATCAGGTGATAAAGTCACAGACATCAAACAAGCCATCGCTATTGCGATGTCCGAGGCTGGAATGGCTAAAAAGAAGAAAACCAATGGCAAGTAAAAAAGCGTTTTGGAACACCAAAAACCCAAACAAAAAATCTAAACCAATGACAGCAGCCCAAAAGGCTGCCGCCAAAGCCCGTGCCAAAAAGGCTGGACGACCATACCCAAATCTGGTAGATAATGCGTGGGCATCAAACCATGGCTAGTAAAAAAAGAAAACCAGCAATAGAACTACCAAACCCACCACAAGATTACCATGACAACGCTATGCCACGCAAACGACAACTGCGTAGCAAGGACGAAATCTATACTGGAAACTCCAGAGGCACAGTAGGAATATATCGCAAACCTAAGAAGAAAAAGATTATGTTTGCAAGACCTGAAGTGAAATTAAACATAAACAAACGATTCATGGAAGCATAATGGCAACCTCAAAACCATCACGGGACCCACGACTAGCAAGAGCAGGCGTATCAGGCTACAACCAGCCAAAACGCACACCAAACCACCCAACAAAATCCCACATTGTCGTAGCAAAATCAGGTGGACAAATCAAAACCCTAAGGTTCGGGCAACAAGGTGTAAAAACCAACCTAACAGCAGGACAGAACAAAGCGTTCAAATCCCGTCACGCACCCAATATCGCTAAAGGACCTATGTCACCAGCATGGTGGGCAGACAAAGTAAAATGGGACAAATCAAAAACAGCCCAACCAAAAAACCAGAAATGGGTCAAAGGCTCATAAAATGGGATACACCAAACCACAACTAAGAGCAAGAATAGTTGCAGCCGTCAAGGCTGGAACCGCAGGCGGAAACGCAGGACAATGGTCCGCACGCAAAGCCCAAATCGTAGCACAACGCTACGAAAAGGCTGGCGGAGGCTACACAGGAACCAAAACCAAAGCCCAATCCAACCTGAGTAAGTGGACAAAAGAAAAATGGACAACCAAATCAGGTAAACCATCCACCCAAGGACCCAACGCCACAGGCGAACGCTATTTACCAAAAGACGCAATCAACAGACTATCAACAGCAGAATACGCTGCCACCACAAAAAAAAAGCGTGAAGGCACAGCCAAAGGCAAACAGTTCGTACCAAACACCCAAAAAGCACGGACAGCAGGACGAGCAGCCCGAAAATCATAACACAATATATTTTTTTGTGTACCACCCCCATATAAAAATTTCACAATTTGGCTCTACCTCCTTCAATAAATAAATACATATAGGGGCGTACCCCCCCATGCTCCCCTATGCGGTGTGCGGTGTGGCTAGGCGAGGTTTGGATTATGGTTTCGGCTTTATGATTCGGCATAATGTGCCACCAAATTTCCACGATGTGCTAAACGCATGCGTGTGACGGGGGTGCATGAGCCGAGGCTCCAACCAATGCATAATCTTTTGGGGTCGTATTCGGGATTTTGTTCATCGCCTGCTTTGCGGGAATATTCCTGCGCATTATGCATAGGATATATCTTGGGAAAAGTCACACGATGAAAAGGTTGACATTTGTTTTTGGCTGTGTCATTAATGTTTGGCATCGGAATCGGCAACGGTAATCCGACAGGGCATGGAATCCTGTTGGGTAGGGTCACCACAACCGAACGAAGCACTGAGCAGTACGAATCGGTGCGCCACACAGCGACACCTCATGGCGAATGTCATGGGTTATGGATGGCTGTTGGAGTCGCAGGGCAACCTATTCTTCCACAATGAAATGTGGAACGGCGTAAAGCGACACGAACAATGTTTGCATTGTTCAACTTAGTTGATGCATGGACAATCTGTAGATTGTGTTTGGTGTTGACCTTGTTAGATAGCCGAAGGCTTAGTTGGCTTCGGTGAAGTGACGGGGAACGGAACATGATTGGAATCACATGCAAAGACATGAAATGTCCCTATGATTGATTGCAATGTTCATGGGGTCACGGGAGGCTGGCAGGCAGTCAGCATGCTGGTGGTGATGGACGCATTATGCTAGAGTCACTACTGGTTGGAACGGGGTTCAATTCCCTGTCTTTCCGCTATGTCCTAAGGGACATAATCATAATCACCTATTACAACTGGAGGTTGTAACATTATGAAACTAGAAGCAATGTCAGTGAATGTGACACCATTTAAGAATGGTGTTCGTAGGAATGTTGGAAATTGGTGTTTCGTTGACAACAATGACGGTAACTTTAATTACCGTCAAATTTTGCATCACGGAACTCTCATGGGAGAGTTTTATTGTGACCGTGACGATGTGAGTTGGGGCTTTGCCCCGTTGTCCATTGGTTGGGGTTCTGCATCAGACCAACAGGGTTTGAATAAAATCCTGAAAGATTTTGGTTGGACATTCCGTAGGAATGGTGGCGAGGCTCGTTTTGAGCATGTTTCGGGACGCAAGTTCCCTAACTGACTTTGGTCAGTGGGACGAAATAGCACACCGATTTGGTGTGGGCAGTGCAATTCTGCTATCGTCCACTATGGTGGACTCAGCCAATGGGGTTGAGTCATTAGATGTCCGTGAACGGACAGCCATTCAACACATAATGGGAGGATAACATTATGGCAACGAAAGCAAACACAGTTATCTCGGTTGACCGAGATACGAAACGGGTCACTTTCCGTACCGATACAGGTCGGGAATACCAAACCCACACTAGCAACCTAAGCAAGAACGAACTCATCAAATTGGGCTCTTTCCTTAGGGTCACTTGGGGTGCAACCCCAATGAAACTGAGTGTCAATGTCATTGCTAGCATCGTAGATGCCGCTTTGACTGGTACGACAGCAACAGTGCAACCTACGGTTGAGAAGCCTGTCCCTGCTAAAGCAGTTCCAGCAAATGAGAGTTTATCGTTGGATGCGATGATGAAAATTATAGTTGCAAACATTATGTCAACAATCCCTGTCGGGATTGATGAGGATGCTGTTCGTAACATCGTTTCCGATGTTGTTGACCCGATTGCGATGGACCATGCAGTAGCGTTGGACAGATTGTCCAGCAAAATTG